CTCCCCGATACCTTTCTGCCTGGTCTTCGTGACCACAACCGGCACCGTCGGCACGCCGTACTTCATTTCGTAGTTACATGACTCCACGTCCGCTTGCCGCAGAAACTCCGCCATGTCCTGCTTCTTCACGTTCTTCGCTTCCATCACAATCGCAACCTCGTTGCGTACCGTGATCGACACGTCACCAATGTCACGGTTCCCGGCGCGGGGCAGACGACGGGAACGCACGCCCGCCTCGTTGCAGTAGTTCTCCACGTCTGTCTCAAACTTCGTGCCCTTGACCTTGTTGTAGGTACTCACTCGTTCACCACCACCGGTATCCAGTAGTTACGCAGCTCATGCACGGGCACATTCACCACAAGGTCACGTTCATTCGTGTCAGGGCGGGTGAACCAGTACGGCTGCAACCCCGCCAATTCCCGCACCGGCACCAGCAGCAACCCATCGGCGTAACGGAACGCGACACGGTGACCGAAATCCGGGTGATCCGTCCACATCGGTAGCGACGACAGCACCATCAACTTGTTGTAGTTGAACACGCCACCACCACGAGTCGTGTCCTGCCGATACCACTTCACTTCCATGTCACCGATGTATTGCCCATAACTGCCATCCATCACAGTCATATGGAAATCAGTAGGAAAGAACCTGGGTGTCGGGTCGAACACCACATCACTACGCCAATACGTGTTCAACGCTGACCGCACTAAGTCTTCACGGCGTCGATCCGTGTCCGTCTGCCACACCGTCGCCGTCATTCAAAATCCTTCACGGTCATCGTGGCGGGGTAGTAGTACATGCGGAAGAAATCACTGCCCGATGCGTCAGCTGGGCCGTAACGGTTTTTCACCGCCGCCAACGCCATAACGCTCGGTTCCGGGGCCGCTATCGTCACCACCAGTGACGGGATTTGGCTGATCTTCCCGTGCAATGCGGCACGAGGGGGGCACGGGTTACCGGAATACGACTCGCTCGTGTGATGCAGCATCAAGAACGCGGCACCCGTATCTCGGGACCACCACTTCACTTCCCGCATCAAGTTACGTAGCGACGCAAACTCGTCCCCGGTGTCGTGCGTAATATCGACAGCGTTGTCAATCACCACTAGGTGTGGGTTGTCGCCTTGCATCAAACGGTACGTGGATACGGCGTCTTCTAAATCCGCAAGAGTGGGCGACGGGTCAAACATCCACTTGATGTGTGAGGCGTGGCTGCGGAGAACTTCCGCCGCCCACTGCGGGTCACGTTTGATGTGTTCTTCCACATCATGCTGCGACATGGTTGTCACCATGCTGATTGTGCGTAAAGCCATCGTGGACTCGTGCGAGTCCGCAGACACGTACAACGTGGGTGCTTGTGATTGCACCGCTATCGCTAACGCCAGCGTGGACTTCCCGGCTCCAGGCTGACCGGCGATCATGGACACTTCGCCACGTCGGATCGTGATGCTGCGTTCCGCCCACGACTGGAACGGCACCGGCAGTGCGGTGCCGCCCCGGTCGATGGACGTGACAGCCCTATGCAGGGTTCTCATTAGGCAGGGAACGAGTCCCACTCCGGCGTGCCCGGGTTCAAGAACATCGGGCTGCACTGATCCGGTGTGCCCTTCGGTGACGGGCAGAACCACGCCTTGTACGGCTGACCGGCGCGGGCACCGGACTTGTACACGCCGTTACGTCCCGTGCGGGGGCCGTGCTTACATGACGGCACTTGCGCTTGGGCGAACGCGGGAGCGGGAGAGTCCCACCCGTCACCCACGGGAGCCGCAGGAGCGGCAGTTGGGAGCGTCGTCACTGAGGCGACCGGCATAACGGCAGCGACGTTCTTCACCGCAGCAGCAAGCTGCTCCAGCTCCACAATCGTTTTCATGTGGTCGTGAACAATCGCCAACGCCATAGAGAACGACTGGTCGTCGTGCCCTTTCGCGTTGATCAACGTCCCCGCAGGGGTTTTCACACTGGCCTGCACCATGCAGCCATCAAATGCGTCACTCATTAGTGACCTCCATTTCTGTAGTGTTGCTATCAGGGGTAAAAGAAACAGGGGCGGGCACCGCAGGGTTGTAGGCGTAGCAGTGATCCTTCACGCCACACGACCCACACATGCTCGTCAAATGCGGCACGAACAGGTCGTTGTCGATCAGGATGCGGGCCTTCGTCAACCAGTCCACGATCACGTCCCGCGGATACCACAAGTCAAAGATCGGGCCGAGGCTGTTCTTGCGGCTCATGTAGTAGGCACCCAACGGCACATCCACGCCCAGGGTGTCCCGCAACGCAAGCCGGTAGAACGCCAACTGCAACGGGCTAGGTGGCGAGTTACGTCCCGTCTTCAAATCAACAATCAGGTACGTGTTCGTGTTCGTGTCAAGAAACACCCGGTCAATGAAGCCCCGCAACGTGAGCGTGTCGTGGATGACAGCGGACACTTCCACTTCCACTGCTGGTTTACCGGCAAACACAGCCAGCTCCAGGTTCGGGTTGTTTTCCCGCCACTGAATGTAGCCCTTGATTTGTTCCGGGCCATCCTCACGCCACCAGTCAAGGTTTTCCCCATCAGGCCACTGCTTTGTTTTACGACCACCGGCACGAAACTCTGTGCCGTCCGGGTACTTCGCTAATTCATCATCGACGTAGCGAGTGAACTCGTCTAACGCCAGCGTGGTTAGTTCACTCACCGTGCGCCTCCCGATGCTTCGCCAAGTCGTATGCCTCGGTTGCGGCATGCACGGCACTGCCACCGATTAGATACCACGCTGGTTGTTCGGGTACTTGCACAATCTTCGTGAGGCGGTACTTCTCACCACACGACAAGAGTGTTTCTAGTTGTGAATAGGACACGTAGCTCACTTGCGGACCTCCACTTTCTGATTGTGGGGGAGCAGCGTGAACCACCATGAGTGACGGTCACCTTCGGTGGTGTAGTCGTCAACCCGCACATGCTCGCCGCGCAAGTTGTACTCGTCACACACGTCAAGCCACTGTTCCTGGGTTATGTCCCCATCCACAATGACGACGATTGACCGGTCAGTTCGGGTGATTGCGATTTCCATGTGATCCCCCATGTTGTCGTGCCTTGACGATAGTGACCGTACGGAACACTGTCCAACATTCCCGGGTTTCGGCGTGTCGCGTGGTCAGTTAGAAGTCAACAATAAGTGAGGAATGTGTGCAAGTTCTGTGACAAAATTGCGACATTGTGGTTGGCTCAGAAACAAGCTCGGGCGCAAAAAAATCCGCACCGTTACCGTATCCGCCCCGCCCTCTAAGGCGGGGCGGATAACCGTAACCGTACGGCACCGTGTTTACCCCTACGGTAAACGCCGAACGGCCCCGCCTCTAATGGGCGGGGCCGTTACGGTTACGGTTGGTTGCGGTACCGGGTTACGGTCCGGCACGGCAACGGTGACAGTGTAACAACACCGCCAAACAACCACCTAATTGCGGGCGTGTCGCGGGTTTGCTACCCGCAGCCGCTTCCGTCGAATAGGAATATCCGGGTCGTCGTGATCACGGTACATGTCGTCTATGTAATGGAAACCCTTGATGTCGTCCGGGTCGTACCCGACAATCCACTCGTTCTGCCGCATCGCCTTCCACCAGCTGTCCAGCATGCCGCGCTCTTTCGCATTCAACTCCTCGCCTGCGTGGTCACGGGCCAGTAACCTGAGCATGCGCAACGGATTGGCGGTGGCATGCTCCGACGACACCCTCCACGGGACGTACTCCTCGTACCGTTTGCCGTCCTCACTCAACCCGTACCGGGCCATAGCTGCCGCGATAGCACTACGCGACACGACGTTGCCGTACTCCTGGAACGTCAACTCAACCATTTGCTTTTGGGTGTAGCCCTCCCGTCGCCACCGCTCCAGGACGTTCTTAGGGGGAACCAAACTTGGGGGAGCCATAGTGTTACTCCTGTTCGCATCTGCCCTAGGTGGGCTGGACATGTCCAGGCTAACACCTATCTACGGTGCATTGTCACATTGCCACCCAAGTGTGACCGGTCAAACATAGTAGGCAAACAGTCCAGAAAAAGGGGACTATGGAGGGGTCCCAAAAACAGCGAAAATCCCACTCCCTACATTGGAAGTGGGACTACGCCAGTGAACAAGTGTCCGGAGGGGGATTTGAACCCTAGAGTCATAATGACCCGGACGGTACAGTTGCCATTATCACGAGTGGACGCTACCTTCTGAGTAGTCCACTCAACAGTATAGGAGTTGCTATGACAACTAGAGTAACAATCGACCGGGCACAATCCGAATACGAGAAGCACCTACGGGCCAGGGGCCTCGCCCCTCGCAGCGTCAAGTCGCAGATGCAAACCCTCAACCACTGCCGCGCCGTGTGGGGCGACACCCAGCTCGTGTCCAAAGTGCGACCCGAACACCTAGACCAGTTGTTTATTTACGGGGACTGGTCCCCGAACACCCGCAACCTGCACCTATCCAACCTGCGAGGGTTCTTCACCTGGGCACGCCGCAACGGGTACGTCCCCAAAGACTACGACCCGACCGAAGGTTGGCGGAACGTGCGAGCGGAACGGAAAGAGAAAACATGGCTGCCGATAGAACAGTTCGCTGACTTGCTCAACGCCTGCGACAACGGGCGTGACCGCGCCATCATCGCTATCGGCCTGTTCACGTTCATGCGTGGCAGTGAAGTGTCCACCCTGCGGGTGCGGGACGTGGACTTCCAGCGGCACACCGTCGAAATGTATCGACACAAAACCAAGCAGCAAGACGTACTGCCGCTCAGTAGCGAACTGCACCGGGAACTGTTGACGTGGCTGAACGAGTACGAGCTGCGCGTCAACCGCCCCCTCAACCCCGACTGGTATCTCGTGCCCGCGCAAGGGCCACTACCGATGACGTTTGACTTCACCAAACGCAAACTGCAACCCACCGGGGAGCCGAGCGTGCTACGCCCCGACACACCGATGGGGAAACCGTACGAAGTGGTGAAGCGGGCGATGCGTCGCGTCGGCATGGACCCACACGGCAGTGGCCTTCACACCCTGCGCCGCAGCGGTGCCCGTGCCCTGTTCGACAGGCTCCGCCACGAGGGATACGACGGGGCACTGATGCGGGTGTCGTCCATGCTGGGACACGCCGACACGAAAACCACCGAGATATACCTGGGCCTGTCTATCGAACGGCAACAACGCAACGAGCTGATCGCCGGGAAACCCATGTTCCCTGACCTCGCCGCACCCGCTACCGTAGTGTCCTTGAAGGAGGCTTCCGGTGGCTGAGATAACCAGCAGAATGTGCGACTCGTGCGGGTCCACCGACACGGTGGACACCCTCATGGTGGTGTACCACTACGGCACCGACCGCCCGTGGGAGGTTGATATGTGCCAGAAGTGCTACGACACCCGCTTCGCGGACCTGTTGAAGAAGTCCCGCACATCCATGAGGGCGAACACTCGCCCCCAATATCGGCTAGTGAAGACTGAAATCGGACCCGAGAACCTGTAAAAACCCCCCAATTTACCCCCCTGTTTTTCGGGGTTTTGAGGCCATAGACACGACGAAAGCCCCCTCCCTAGGTAATCACACCAGGGGAGGGGGTTTCTCGTCTGAGAATGGCTCACAGGGCCTAATATCGGCACTGTACCGTTGGGTTACTATCGGGTCTTGATCCTGCCGGACGGGGTGATCCGGAGCCGCTTCATCTCATCCCGAACACCCTTCACGTCAGGGGACTTGATCACCAAGTGCATCGGGTCATAGAACCGCTTGTAGTCACCACCCCACTCCAGCAGGCGGTACTTACGCAGCAACCGCCGCATCCGGCGAGCCTTGATTGGGTGGCGCACCCACCACGTATTCGACTTCGACTGGCTGCCTTCCTTCGTAGCATTCAAGTCAATCGCCACACCACCACAATGATCACTCACCCGGCTAGACGCCCGCCCGGTACGCACTGGTGCCCACGCCCAATCATCAAACGTGCCCTTATCAATAGGGGCAATCCGCTTGTGGTACTCCGAAGCGAACGCCACCAGATACGGACCCACATCCTTACGAAGCCGCATCTTCCGCTTCGTGCCAGGGATCGTAAACAATCGCAGCATGGGACTGTTCCCGTCCTTAATCACGGGCCAACCCTTGATGGTTGTCTTACTCACTACGCCGCCCAAACCTCGGGTTCTCACCGTTCAAGTAGTCGATCAACACCACCACCGCCGGAGGCACAGCCACCAC